TTCATGTATGTCAACGACGGAACAGTTAGACGTGTTGGAGTCAAAGCTTCAGCAGATGGGTATGATGGGTCAATGGTATCAAAGATATGATATCTCCAAAAGTGCCGAAGAATGTAAAGTTATTATTAAAGAATTAAAGAGAGAATTGGACCCACCATGTGGTATGAGTAGAAAATAGAATGGAGGTAACCATGGCGTTACTCGAAGATATAGTTGATTTTTGTAAGAAGGAATTGAAGATTCCTCAAGAGATTTTAGTATCTGTTGAGGTTGAAGATATATCAGAAGATAATGTTAAAGGTTGGACCACTGATTCTGCAGAAGATGATGAGTACGATATTGAGATTGATACAGGTCTTAGTTTCAAGGAAACTATCTTAACCTTGTGCCACGAAATGGTACATGTCCAACAACTACACGAACAGCGTGAGCTTGATGAAAATGAAGCTTACGAAAAAGAAAGTGTATTATATAAGAAATATATAAATAACACTCAGTAGTTAATCCCTACTTAAAAAAGGATATTTTTGTTTAAATAAAAAGGAAAGTAATATGTTTAAAAAACTACTAGTCGCGACGGCGGCAATGGCAGTATCCGCAACTTCGCTTGCAGGTATTAGTCTTTCAGGTTTGTATGAGGGTACCTTAGATTCACATGGTACATATACCGATGACATTCATACTACAATGAAAGGAACCGCAGGCGCGTCAAGCGTAACTGTTGTTTTAGATAAAGATTTCAGCGTAGATGACATGTGGGTAGAGAGCACAGCTGGTGTTCTTACTCTAAAAATTGGTGACTGGTCAGGAGATGATCCTGATGTAACGAAGATTGGTGTTAGCACGAAGTTAGGTGCATATACAGTTGGTCTTAGTCAAGTAAGTGGTGGTTCAACAGAAGTTGACGCAAGTGGTACTCTAGGTGGTATCGCAGTTGCAATGACTAATGTTACAGCTGACACAAGAGAAACTACTGCATCAATTACATCTGCTGGTGTAACTGCTAAAGTGGTACACAACAAAGTCACGGCAGGACACAACTCTGAAGTAACAGTTGGAACTACTGTTATGGGATTAGGTCTTGAAGCAGTTATGGATAGAAATGCTGGTGCAACGAATGACAATGAATTTTCAGTGTCTCGTGCTATTGGTACTCTAGGTACTGTTAAAGGTATTTGGAATAAGACAGACGCTGCAACACCTGTAACCACAAAAACTGTTGAGTTAACTCGCGGTATTTGGACAGGTTCATGGAAACAAATTGATAGTGCAGATGCCACAGTTTCATTAAAGGCAAAACTATCGTTCTAACTTAGGTATGGTACTCTAAGTAACTTGGGGGACTTTCCTTATTAGGTCCCCCATCCTTAAATTATTGGAGACATGATGGAATATAATAATACAAAACTAATGAGCGAACACTATAAGCAAGATGGTAGTGTTGCAAAAATTTATCAAGTAGTAACAGGAATGGATGGAGAACATTCGTTCTTTTCAATAACATACAAAGACCCAGCTGGTAATCGTATTATGCAAGAAGATTTTCCATACAAAGCTTTAGGCTATGTGGAAGATGCAGCAGAGAACTGGACCAAGGGTATAAAATTATTAAAGGGTTAAATATGGCAGATTTCGATTTTGGTTTTACGCTAGTCGATGAAGATGAATTAGATGTTGCCAAAAAGGCAACGGCATCTACAGCTACAGCTGAAACAACACAAAACAGGTTAGACAAGTTATACAATGCAATTACACCCTTACTCAACAACTTAAAGGCAAATCCAGAAAAAGAAATGATTAAATGGCCTAATCGTGTTGAGAAGGTAGAAGCATTTGAAGATCACATTTATAAAATATATAAAGGATAGCTATGTACTTTACGTACAATCTATGTTATAATATATCTAACATTAATTAAATAGGATTTACATTATGGCAAAACGTAAGATGAGTGAAGAGCAACGTAAGGCAGCAGCTGCTAATCTAGCAAAAGCAAGAGCAGCGAAGAAACCTACAACCTATAAAAACATTGCAGCTAATGTGTTAGCATTAGATGAAGATCATGGCTTGTCAATGGCCAATGTTAAAAACTATATTAAAGTTACAAAAGAAAAAATGTCAACTTTAAGACAAGCAATCCATCGTGGCGAAAAAGGTGCAATTGCCAAGTTTGCCTCAGCACGAGCATATAAAAACCATTGCGAAACATATCTAAGAGAAGGTGTATGGTCTCTTGATTTCTATGGTGAAGATGAAGAGAAGCCAGTATTATGGGCTACAATTGCTCCAGCTTATGACGCTGATGGGTACCAAAAATGAGTGAGGATCTAAATAAGAAAGCATTCTCAGGTCTAGTTGAAACATATGTCCGTACTCATAAAGGCTGTCAATACATGGATGCTGTCATAACAGTATGTGAGGACAACGAGATTGACATTAGAGACAGCAAAAAACTGATCTCGAAGGAAATAGTAGAGCATATCGAGTTCGAGGCAAAGAAACTTAATCTACTGCAAGGTGGACATTCAGCAATGTTGCCTATATGAGAATGACAGGATATGAGGCCTTTACATTACATAACGCAATTAACCTCCACTTTAATGGATCTTACGATTGCTTTAAGTATAATTTTAAAACTAACGTAACTGAAAAGACGTATTGGAAAAGGCCAGATAAATTTCAGTTAACGAAAATTGGTAAAAGGTTTAAGAGTAAAGATGATATTATTATGTACTTTGCTGCACATCAAGTAGCAGGTAATAAGTACAGCGGTGATATGATCAGAGACGAAGAGACTTATACTAAGTTCCTAAAAGTTATAGATAGTATGTCTTATGTATTTAGGAATGAGTTAGAACAGATTTCAGATGTAAAGTTTGATGATCTCTTGGAGATAGAAGATACATATCCAAGAATTGTCCAGCTTCATCTCGAAGGCACAGTGTCGTTAGAGACAGTGTGCATAATAAACCGCTTGACTGGGTTTATTAATAGAGCAAACAATCAGATCACAGAAACTATTCTATGGCCTGATTTGTTTACAAAGATATCGAAATATCAAGCTTTCTTAAAGTTTGATGATAATAAGTTTAAACGGATTATTGTTGATATCTTTAAATAAGCATGTACTTTTAGCAAAAGTATGTTATAATATAAACGATACAAATTAATATAAATTTTTAAAGGAGATGTACAATGAGTTTTGCAGACTTAAAGGCTAAAGCTAATGACATGAGCGCATTAGTTGGTGCGGCCGGAACAAGCACCACAGAGAAGAAATCATACGGCGACGATCGTATGTGGAAACCCACAGTAGATAAAGCAGGCAATGGATACGCAGTTATTCGTTTCTTACCTGCAGTTGAAGGTGATGACTTACCTTGGGCTAAATACTGGGACCACTTCTTTCAAGGACCAACTGGACAATGGTATGTTGAGAAATCACTAACTACAATTGGTAAAGACGATCCTGTGTCAGAGATGAATTCTAAACTTTGGAATACAGGTATTGAGGCAGATAAAGATACTGCACGTAAGCGTAAGAGACGTTTACATTATGTTAGTAACATTTATGTTGTTTCAGATCCTGAAAATCCTGAAAACGAAGGTAAAGTATTTCTATATACTTACGGTGCTAAAATCTTTGAGAAGATTATGGATAGCATGCAACCTAAGTTTCAAGATGAATCACCAGTTAACCCATTTGATATGTGGAAAGGTGCTAACTTTAAAATGAAGATCGCTAATGTTGCTGGTTACAGGAACTATGATCGATCTGAGTTTGCTAATGCTGAAGCCTTAAATGCAGATGATTCTGCATTAGAAGGTATTTACAATCAACAGCATTCGCTTAATGAGTTTACTGATCCATCGTCATTTAAATCTTACAGTGAACTTAATCTTAAGTTAACACGTGTATTAGGTGAGGAAGTTAAAGCAGTCGAAGATGATGCACCATTTAACGATGCACCTGCAATGTCTGATCCTGTTGCGACAGCTGCTGATCCAGTAGCACGCGCTGATTCTGACAATGATGATACTATGAGTTATTTCGCTAAGTTAGCGGCTGAAGCTTAATTTGAGAAGGGGACGAAAGTCCCCTTTTTAGTAGCTATTATGGGTATGCGAGCATATCACTGGTAACTCCTTCAAAAACAGAGTGCAGCTGAGAGCCTTGAATATAAGTGTGATTATTATAAATTGTATCGCCTTGATTTCCAGTAATAAGTGTTGAAGGTCCTCTTGTACCTCCAGCTCCAAGAGATATTATTTTATTTCTATTCTCTTCTTCCATTTTTAAATTAGAAAATAAATCACCATCTCTATTTCTAGATAATATATCACTTACTCCGGCAGAATTAAGAATACCAGTAAGCTCATCTACATTCCATCCTAAAAATCCTAACTGCTCTATTAATTTTTTCCTTTGACTAGCATTTTTGGTTTTCATTAACTCTTTAATTTTTGAAATAGCTTTATTTTTTCTATCAGCACTTGAGAAAGCTCCATTGTTCCTATCAGGTGCTAATAGTCTAGCAAGTTCATCATTACTATTTGGACCAATTAAATCTGTAGTATCTGCAGCCACATCATTTATCATTGTATCTAAAGCAGCTTCAGCTTCTTCTTCATTAGTTGCATACGACTTCATAGCCCAATTACCTAATTCCCATGCAACCCAAGCACCAAATCCCCAAGGACCCATAAATCTTAATAAACCTCTACCAGTTAAAGATAAACCTCTCTTAAATCCTGGATTAGAATATAATCTACCACGTAAACTATTTTTAGGTGCACTTTTATATGCTGTTTTTAATTTATCTCCTACTTGTTTAGCCACATTTGTAACAATTGTGCTTCGCGATAATAAAGCTGCAGTACCTGCCATTATAAACATGTTATCTATACTTTTAGAAAATGCACCTTGTCCTGGTAAATCAGGTAAATCTTCAGGTGGTAAGACATCACTAGTTAACTCTACATCATTCATCTCTTCGCCGTCATCAGCATTTGCTATACCTAAGAACGAACCTGCTAATACAGTTGCTAAAACAAGCGGCCATCTCCTTGGATTACCTAACATTCCTAGCATTTTCTTTGATAATCTATAGCCTTTAAATATTTTTAATCCAAGCTTTTTAAAGCGCTGACTCATTACTCTTTTAAAACCTCTTTTCGTACCAAATCCAAACCATTTTTTCATTGTAGCAAGTAAACCAACTCCAGCACCACCAGCTGCCCCACCAAGAGCATTAGCCAAGACAGATTCACCAAATCCTATTCCTCCAATACCACTTAGATCAGGTAATGCCATAGTTTGACCAATCCCTCTTGCTCCTGGTCCACCTAATTTTATTGCTTCTCTTCTTGCTTCTTCTTGTAATCTAAGTTGTGTTTGGAATCGTTTAGTTTCTTCGTCATATTGAGAAGTATGTATTCCAGCTATTCGCGTTAATACATCTCCAATACCTAATAGTATATGTTTTACATCAAGGTGAGCATCTGAAAAAGTACCTACATCTAATAGTTTACTTCCAGTAAATTGTTGAGACTCTTCATCCCAAGTAGTAACCAAAGTTGAGTTAATAGATTTTAATAACCTATTTCTTTCGCTATTCTTTTTACCTTCAGCAGTCTTTGTTATATTTGTATCAACGAATGTTTTTGCTTGACCTGCAATAAACCTACGACGAAAGTCTTCAGTAGAATCTACAATTGATGATTGTGTTTCTTCTTGAACATCTCCTTGCATTGCAATTTTCTCAGCACGTTTGGCTTCTTCTGCTTCTCTTAATCTATCACGTACACTACTAGCGTTCAGCTTTCGTAACTGACCGACGACTTCTTGGAGTAACATTACATTTTGATCTTTACTAGCCATTTTGTTTTTTTATCCTTTCGTTTTGTTCTTTAACATGTTCCTGTAAAAGGGTTAAATAAATCTCCCTTTCCCATGGCATCATGTTATCTAGCTCGTCTAATCCAAAATTATGCTGATGCATTAAAGCAAAATTTAGTTTATAATAACTTATAACGCTACTATGAGAAAGGGTTATTGAAAAAAATCAGATAACCCGTTTAACTCTATACTATTACTTTCACCACATTTCTTACAATCAAATTTAATTTCATAACTTAGATAAGGAGCTTTCGCCATCACATCAACTACTTGATTAAATTGTTCATTACTTAAACTCTCAACAAATTCCTTTACTTCTTTCTTTGGCACATCTGAGGTAACAAATATTTCTTCACCGCTATATATTGTACCAATTGTAGATGTCATCATATTAATAATTGTTTCAGTTTCACTTGCTTCATCTACTAAATCAATGTGTCTATGTTTCATGGTAGGCCATTGCAATTCAACACTTATATCATCTGTTAATTTAATCATTGTATCTGTTTGATCTTCAAGGTTCTTAACTGTAACCTCATCTAAATCAAGTTTTACTTCGTTTATTTCTTCACAATGCTTACATTTAGGTGATAACTCAATACCTTCACCTACCGACTTTGCACGTAAAGTCACAAATATAAACTCGACATCAAAATTTGTTAATGTATTAATATCAAGTGGTGATTCTATACACTCCTCAATAATATTCATAACAGCATTCTCAATCTGTTTTTCATTTTGAGATTCCATTGCGATTAACAATAGTTTCTCTTCTTTGACCACGTATGGTCTATATGTAATACTTTTGCCTGTTGAAGGCACAATCATATCATACTTTGGTGTTACCATTCTTGGTAGCATATCAATTTACTCCATTATTAAAATTTAACTATGTGGTCCTCTTAAAGGAGGAAGCCACGAATCTGCCGAACTTCTTTTATTCTCACGATCTTTGGTTGTTTTCCAATTATCGTATTCCCATGTAACCGTTACTTCTAATATTCCATCAACACCTTCACCTAATTCAATTTGACTTACTTGTATTGGATAAGCATTCATTAAAATAATAGAATATCCTACTGTGTCATCTGCATCTCCTTGTAAAGCCGTAATAGTAACATCAGCAACGTAATCTTTTTTATAATAAGTTTTATAATGATTACCAGTACTATCTACAATCATCTCTTGCCATAGGTCAAAATATTTTTTCATATAATAATCACCAGTGATTAAGAAACTCATTGTGACTTCATCAGTAGCCATTGAATATGGTTTCTTTGCGAGGTGATGATTATGCACTGCTTCAGTGGTAGATATACGTTTACCTGGAATAGTAGCAGCTGTGCATAATATCCACGTATCACGACCATCTGTTACCCAATTATTATCGCTACCTTGGCTATTTCTAAGTGTAGGATGTGAAATATGAACTCCGTATCGATTACCACGTGCTATACTTTTACGTTTAGATAATAAGGCTTTCATGTTATCTATTGGATTTGGCATTAGTATTTCCTCGCTGAATCTGCCCAAACTGTACCAACACTGGCTTTCTTAAAGTTTGCTGTTTGTAAAAATATTGCTATATTCCATTCTGCAGCATTTACCTTCATTATATTTGAAGTTACATTTGCTGACAAATAATGTTTAAAGCATGGTTTAAAATATTTATAGCTTCTTGTTGCCATTAACAACTTATATGTTAACTTAAATCGTGTAGTTGCATTAAACTTTTGATTAGATGCTGTATCGTTTAATTTATCTAAAAAGATTGCACGAACTTTAGGTGGTAGATAATGTAAGTTAATACCATAAAAACCATCTTTCGCAGGACCAACAACAATTGTTAATGGAAATGCATCATAGTACGGTAAAACATCTTTAAGCTTTGGATTATATGTGTACATAACCATATCACCGGGTGAGGCACCAGATTGCTTACGTAATCTATCATCACCTAACATTTTACCTGAACCGATCTTACCAAGCTTTGAAACATTCGATGCAAACCATTTGTTTGCTTCTTTACTACGAGCCTTTAATCCTTTACGGAATGCTTCGCCTTCTAACTTATCGAATAAACTAGCCACTAAATGTCTCCATTAATTGAGGTCCAAATACTACCATGATATATGCTATGATCGCCATAGCTGCTATACCACCTAATAAGAACTTTATTTTAAAATCATCTACCATCATTTTAAATCCTATTATTTCATTCCCTAATATTCTTAGAGATAGTTCTAGCTTGCCTTCGCTTTGATCTTCTTCTTTCATAGGTATATTTATACTCTTTTCTTCAGCGATTTCCATATTCTTTTACCAGTCTTTGTTTTACTGGCTTTATACTTCAACGTCATGGTTTTAATACCCATTGCCTCTAATTCGTTCTCTGTCCATATCTGAAACTCATAACCACGTTCATCACAAAACTTTTGAGCATACTTCCACTTCGAAGTATTCTTCATATATGTCATTGCTTCATTAAGTTGTTTTCTTTTAGGCGGCCGGGTTTGTGCAGATGGTTTAATTTCAACTAGAAGAGTACGGCCGCTTGTAGTTCGTATGGTAAGATCCATATAATATCTATGAGGCTTATTATCGGTTGCGCATATATAACCAATCACAGTTTCTTCTGAGTTCCACCATTTAACCCACGTTGCTTTTGTATCTAAGTATCTAAACGCATTGCGTTCCCATAACGATCGATAACGTATTGTATTTGGATTACCT